GTACAACAAGGTCTAAAAGAATAAAGATCACGAACTTATTGAAGGGAGCAATCGGAACACTTAATCCGATATCTCGAAGTAGCACGCTAGACCAATTTCTTGGCTTCCTGCTGCTACCGTATAATCCTTTCTCTACATTTCGCTAGGTAGTTAGTAAATCCTACGCGAAAAGGAGTCAGGGGATATGAACGTCGTAAGAATGTCACCCGATTCCCTCCTCCAATGGTTCGTCATAGATCCTCTTTCCTTGTATGAATACGTCGCTCTTCTAGTCATGAGTACCTCACGTGCAAGGCAGTGCTTGATACCTAGGTGGTTTCCTATAGACCCGGAAACTCCCGTTTTTAGCACACTGCCACCGCCATCGCTATGGTAAGCACATTCAGTGGTATCTTAGAATGCGATTTAACCTGCGCATTCTCGATGACTGACTTAGCATCAGCCAAGAGTTGTCTCCTGATACGGGTTACAAGGGAGGCCCTAGAACGAGCCTCAGCCTGCTTGAGATAACAATGATATGGTTCATGAAAGTTGTCACACCACCAGGTCAACCGTTGATTAGACGATCGAACTGCTGGATAGAGTCCAAAACGACTCCCACCACGTGCAACCGATAAATCCTCGGAGAGACATCTCTCTCGGGGATTCATGGAGTCGATACTCGTAAGACCGAGATCAAACCTAGCGCGGCGAGACCAACCAATATCTTTCCGTGAGCGTAAAAGAATACCAGTCGCCTTTCCCATATACTCCTCAAGGGGCGATCCAACCCAATACCCAACATAATCGCCAAAGTTCAGCTTCATAAAATGCTCACTCTTGCGTGATTCGAATAATTCCGCCGAAAGGCCCCTTGCGGGAGCCAAAAGGCACTCATTCGAACCCTTAGCGCAATCATGCACAAAGCCTAAGTTCAGATAAGGGACCGATCTAACCGAATACAGATTATTCGGAAAGTCCCAATAATGATTCTTTGTACCATATGACTTAACATTATGTTCAGTCAAGAGGTTAATTTCAAAATAACAAGAATTAACAGTACAAAATTTATCTGAACGAAAGTTTTTGCCGAGTGACTTCTCGAAGCCGATCGCCTCCGCCGTTTCCTCCCAGTTCCTCTCTAAAGTAGAATTCGCCTTAAAGAGAATATCATCTCCGTTCACCAAAACAGGGTAGTTTGACCAATACATTGGGTCAAACCGCTCTGG